CAATACAACGACCCAACCGCCCACTTCCGCATGGTGCGTGAAGAAGTGCGCCTTGCTGCGCTTGACGACAAAACAAAGCTCCAATTCCCTACAGGAGAGACAGCTATGAAGATTGAGGGGCTTGGTACTGCTGATACTTGGGTTACTACGGTACAGACGAAAATCGGGGATAGTACTTACCCAGAAGACTTATTCCTTGGAAGGGAAACACAGCCAAAAGTAGGTATGGAAATCCAAAGAACAATTGGCGGTGATACCTATACTCGCGCAGACAGTAACGAATCTTGGATAATTACCGATGTCCTCGAAGAGGGGAAGTTTAAGGCTGTGCCGAAAGACCAAATGTTAGAAAGCGATACGGCGCTAACAGTAAGAGAACACATAAAAGAAACCTTCGACATATCCGGCAAAGTAGACCAGAACAACCCTATCTATAAATTCTACGAAAAAGAGCTCGGTCGCTACCTTAAAAACCGATACAATGCGACTCGCGTCACTGACGCTCAGGGTGTCGAATGGTACGAAGTCTCGGTCAAACCAGAGGCGGCGAAAGCTCCAGTCGAGGCATTTCTCAAGAATACAGCTACCAAAGAACGCATGATTAAGTTTGACGAGGCAAAAGCCCGCCTTGAAGCCTATAAGACCCGTCTCGGGCTTGATTTCGACGTAGACTTTGCAGACGTCATATTCACCGGTGAAGTGCAGGGAGCGGGCTTCCAGCGCGTTCGCGGACAGGCATACGGCGTGACGTACAACAACAAAATCACCCTGATTGATAACATCACGGAGACAACAGCCGATCACGAACTCGTCCACCAAGTCGTCAACAATATCGACAAAATAAAAGTCTTCGACGGTATCACTCGAGACCAGCTCTACAAAGCAGCGAATGGAGGAAAAGCGTACAGCCAAGACCAAATTACTGAGCTCGATGAAGTACTTGCTATCGGCTTCCAAGAAAAGCTCAAGGGCGAAAGCCAGTCGAACGTGCCGGACATTCTCCGACGCTTCTACGAACGTCTCCAAATCGCTTTCACTAAGCTCTTTCAGGCTCTCGGCGGTCACGTTGACGTCATTCAGGACTTCTATCGCCGCCTTGCCTCAGCAAATGCGAGCGAAACTGTCAAAATGAAGAGCAATCCAGCCCTTGATCGTGGCATCAGGTTTGAAGCGAACGGCCGTTCGGTCATGGACTTCTCAATGTCTGACCGCGTTACTGAGCTTGTCGACACAACAAAAGCTGGCTTCCTCAAAGTAGCTGAGCTAGGAGAACAGCCGGACTTCAGCGTCAACCTCCGACGCCGCGACATGAACGAGCTCGATAACCTCCTCGCCCAAGCTCGCGACTTGTACCTCAAAGACCCTGTCGAATTCAAAGAAGCTGATAGCTTTATGAAAATTGGCGACGAGCGTCGCATGAAAAAATCTATTCTCGACAATCGTTTCTCTGAAATGCTCAAGCCATACTTCGACATGAAAACAGCCGAACGTGCTGGTGTCGACAAAGTCCTCATGCAGGGCGACATGGACGCCAAGGAGTACAACGAGACCGAGCTTGCGGCTATGGGGCTTTCAAAAGCGCAGATCGAAGCGTACAAAACTGTCCGCAAGGGATTCAACACTGCTCACCAACTCCTCATCGAGGAAATGTATAAGTCGGGCGTCAAAGAAGAGGAAATCGAACAGTTTGAAAAAGAGCGTGTTGGCTACATGCCGCACAAGTGGAAGTACCGCTTTGCCATAAAGACGCAGACTCTCAAGGAAGGCAACGACCCGAGAGAAGATTCAAGTTGGAGAACATTTACTATGGACGTCTACCGCACCGCGCGCGAAGCTGACAAGGCGTTCCAAAAGCTCCGAAATGAAAATAAAGACCCGAATAAGCGCTTTGTCTCAGACACGCTCGACTCACTTGACGTCGACTTCTTCACCGAGCAACGATTCTCATTTGAGAACATGAAATCAATCATTTCTAAGGCAAAGACGTCAACGGACGTCAAAACCGAGCTGCTCTCCGGACTCCGAAACATGATTAAAGAAAAGGGTTTTGGACGCCACTTTATTAAGCGTACTGGTATTCAGGGATATGAAACAAAGGAAATCCCGAACGTGATAGCCAACTACTTCTCAGGACTCAACGGCTTTGTCACCAAAATGGACGCTGGTAAAAAGTACTATGGCGTTCTTGAGAATATCGACGCTCGCCGACAAAAGAAGTTTTACGCATGGGTACGCGATTCAATCGCTTACGACATGGGAAATAGCAAAGAGTGGGACGGTCTCAAACAGGTGGCTTTCATCTACCACCTCGCGAACGACATATCTTTCCTCCTCACGAACGCTACGCAGAACTTCACTATCGGTGTCGGTGAAATCTCTAAGCTCGCTAAAGGCGTAAATAAGCTCTACACGGGCGAAACGGCGATTTTGAAGGCAACTGTCGATTGGGCGTTCAAACGCCTCTCTCCGGACGAAAAAGCCGCAATAACAGGCCTCCTCAAGGTCGGTCGCCTCGGTGGTGAAATGACTGCGGAGCTTATGGGCTTCAAGAACAATCCACTCTATCGGACTGTCTCAAAAACCTTCAATAAAGCGCTCTACCACACAACTTCATTTGTCGAGCAGAACGTCAACCGCGTTCCGGCTTTTCTTGCAGCGCGCCGTGTCCTCATCGCTCAGGGGCTTTCAAACAAAGAAGCCAACGAACAAGCACTCGCCGTTTCAGACGACATCAACTTCCGCTACGGTAAACAGCACCGCCCTGTATTCATGCGAGGCAAAAAAGGCGTATTCTTTATCTTCAACCACTACATTCGCTCATACCTCTACCAGCTCTCGCGCGACCTCAAGAAAAAAGAATATATTTCGGTTTCAAAAAAGATGTTCTACACATTCTTGCTTGCTGGTACGGCTGGTCTTCCTTTCGCGAAGCTCATCAAGCTCATTGTCAAAGAAGTCTTTGGTGACGATGATGAAGAGGTAGCAAAAGAGCTCAACACATGGGAGCTTGCCTTGCAGCGCGGACTTCCAGCATCATTCCTCAATATCGACCTCTCCGGACGCGTCGGTATCGACGTCATGGCTATCTCAAACATTTTGGAAGACCCCGGCAACGTCCTCTCGTACCTTGGTGCTGTCGGCAATCTCATGTTCGATCGTTTGCCAAAGGGTTATGACCTCCTGACACAGGAACGCTATAACGAAGCAATCGCTAAGCTCCTCCCCGATATGGTGGGTACTCCATTCAAGGCATACAACGGCGTCGAACACGGCGTCTATACTCAGGCTGGTAATCCGCTCATTGACGAGAACGGCAACGACTTCAAGTACACGACATATGAAGGTTTTGTCAAAGCAACTGGCTTCACTCCGACTCGCGAACAACTCGCGTGGGACGAAATGGCGAAAGAGTGGGATTCACAAGACAAAAAGGCGGCGAAGTCTGCCGACCAGCGCGCCAAGATCAAAAACGCTATCGAGGCTGGGGATTACGAAGCGGCAAAAAACCTTCAGGAGCAAGGCCGTTTGGACGGTTACCTCTCAGAAGAGAAAGATTATGTGCGAAATTCGATAAAAGATGAGACAATAAAAGACAAGCTCGAACAAATCGCTGGAGGCAACACAAATCAATCTCTTGCTTCTATGGAGCGCGAGATCGCCAAGGCGACATACGGCACTAATTACACCGCTCAAAACCTGAGCAACGTGTCGCAGGAGTTTGCTTATCGCCGAACATTTGGATTCGACAATAAGCTGGCGGAGGAAATATGGACAGCAAAGAGTAATGCTGCGAAAGTGGAGCTACTCAAGCAAGCCCGAGAAGAAATGGGACTTGCAGAATTCAAGAAATTCTTTGAGAAGGGTCGCAAGTCAGTACGCTACCAGTCCGGAAGGTCAGGTCATGTACTCATCAGCGACGACCTCAGAGACCTGTACTTTGGGAAAAAGTAAAAAAATGATCACCCTCTTCAAAACTGTTATTGAAGAATCGAGGAATCGTCTCGATTATTTGTGGTGGAAGCATGGCTCAGATATTGGGTGGATTCTGGCCATTTTTATTATTGGTAATTTAATAATCAATTAACTATGAAAACACTTCTCATTAGAAAAGATGCAACGCCCGAAGACATTGTTCGTATGAACGAGGGTATTGCAATCATCAAGGAGCGTCTCGCGAGTATCGGCATACTCATGGATTTTACATTTTTAGACTCAACCGAGACGTTTGTCGGTGAGGCTGGCAGTCTGTACTACCATGCGAGACCACGCGAAATAGTCGAGATAGCTTTCAAGAATCCGGGCTATGACCTGTACTGTCTCATGTTCAACCAAGATAGTGTTACGCCGCGCCACCCTGACCCACTATTCTCGCCATTCAATCCAGCTCAGTACCCGTACAAGCTCGGTAACGGCACAGTCATTTCAATGCCAATCCAGTGGTATGGCTTATTTTCTGAAGTCTTTGCTCAATTCTTTATCCACGAGTTTTGTCACGCGCAGTACTTCCTCAATGGTAAATCAGCTCAAGACCAAACCCACCACAAGGCGAATTACGGACAATTTAGCCAAAGCAGCGAAACGGACTTTTACCTATTCCTCCTTGCCGGACTTGTTCCACCACTCACGCTCAAAAAAGGGTCAAAAGGTCTCGTCGTTACTGCTCTCCAAAACGCGCTCAAGTCTCTCGGCTTCTACACGGCTAAAGTAGACGGTGACTTCGGAGGTAAAACAGACACAGCAGTCAAAAACTTTCAGGCTAAACACGGACTCAAGGCTGACGGCATTGTCGGCAAGAATACATGGTCGAAAATCAACGAAGAGCAAAAAAAAAAGTCTATATGAAAACATGGGGCTTAAAACCTAAAGTAGAACGTCTCTCACAACAATTACTGGAAGCCTGTAAGGCTCAAGGCTACGATATTCGTATCACCGAGGGCTTTCGCTCGTTCGCGAGACAAAACGCCCTCTACGCTCAAGGCAGGACTACTCCCGGCGCTATTGTCACCAATGCGAAGGGCGGTCAGAGCCTCCACAACTACGGCGTGGCTTTCGACATTGTCTTTACCAAGCTCGGCTACAAGGGAGACTTTGCAGCCGTTGGCGCGATAGGCAAGAAATTAGGGCTCGAATGGGGCGGGGATTTCAAATCAATCAAAGACAGACCGCACTTCCAGCTCACCCTCGGCTACAAACTAGCCGACTTCCAAAAAAACCGAATCGATTGGTCGAAGTTCGACTGATCGAAGCGGTAAAGGTCGATATTGTAGTAGATTATTATAAATTAAAATTTACATTACCATGCTAGAAACAGTCACATTCTCATCAGCAGCGCTCGCAATCGTGTCGGTATTTATGCTCAACGTCTTGGTTCAGATCGTCAAAAACTGGATTAAGCCGAAGTTCGGAGACACAGGTATTCACTTCTTTATCTTCATTATTGTCCTCATCTTCATTGCCGGAAAATCTATTATTGCCGGTAATCCTGAATGGCTCAAAATTGCAGTAACGGCAGTCGAATACCTCGCCGCAACAATTACGGCATATCAGGTACTCTTGAAAAAAGTCTTCAACGGTATCTCTGACAAAATCGACAAAGTACAGTAAAATAGATAGACGACTACTTGGTTCGCACTGGGTATATCGTTACCGATTAGCTCCCGCAAGGGGGCTTTTCTTATGCTCCAAATATGCTATCGTTCTTCTGTTGCCTGCCAAGACAACACCCGAATTGCACGGGTTATCGGTAATACAAAAGCCCCTTTTGAGGGGCTTTTGTATTTGGGAGAAAATAAAGCCCCTTCTCTTACGGGATCGGGGGCTTTCAACTTAACTAAACATGGATCATATAAACAAATCAGTATCGTCTTTCTGGCTTTTTTTGCGGCCGTTTAACCATTCTCCTGCGTGATATACGGAGAACATAACGCACAAGGCGAAGATAAGGGAGATTAGTTCCATTTCTCATAGTGTTTGCATATTTACTGGTGCTAATTTCTCACTCATCAGAAGGTAAAAATGACCTTCGTTTACGGTTTTCGTTTCCTTGAGAGCTTGCTTCTCATGGACGATACAGGACGTTTTGTACGTCACTGTCTTCAGTTCTTTATTGTCGCTTTCATGTTGCACATGATGCGGCGTCCACGCTCTGCATTTGTCGCAGTAGTCGTGCTTTGTGTAGATTGTTTTATGTACCATTGTGGGGGCTGTTTAGGAACGCATTTCTCAAAGCATACACCTAAAATCTTTGTCAATTGCATAAAATCAGGGGATAACCTATAGTAAAATTGAATCATATAAAAATCGGTAATCATGGAAGCAAAAAAATGCCCTGTGTGCAACCGACCAATTCATAATCGAGTTCTATGTTCTCATTGCGATGAGCTATTCAAACGAAAGCACGGAAACGACAACTCCAAATTAGGAAAATTTGTCGTCTCTCAAATCTCTCCACATGTTCTAAAATGAATAGTTAGTACGAAAGCCCCTATACCAATGGGGGCTTTTCCACAGGTTGCTATAATACCCGCTTGCAGGTCACCTGCTAGTAGGATATAATCTCGACAAGAGGTCGATAGATTAAAACAATTACTTTATGAGCCACAAAACTATTGTGAAAAAACAAAAAACAATTCAGCAAATGGGAGGTGAAGCGACATTGAAACGCCACGGACGCGATCATTACCTCAAAATGTCACAAAAAGCCTTGAAAGCTCGACAAAAAATATGGGCTTTAGCGAAGAAGAACGAGAAGAAGACATCATAGATGCCGAAGAAGAGGCAGAGCATGAACACGAATATGACGAAGATACTGGTTTATGCGACTGCGGCGACTATTGGGAGCCGGATGATTTCTCAGGGGCAACTCCGGGCGATCGTTAAAAAGAAAACGCCCTCCCGAGAGAAGGAGGACGTTTCCACACAAGAACATATTATCGTTAATTTTACTACATCATTATGAAAAAAGTAGACGTATCAAGGGGAAAACTCGAATATCTCATCAAACATTGGGATAAACTTTCAATTACGACGCTCGCACAGCGTCTCAAGACAGACGAACACCACATCAGCCAGTGGGCTGATAAGCTCAGAAAAGCCGGAGTGCCACTCGAAAAAAAGCGTGTACGCGGTCGTTCAATATTTACAGAAGTCGCAAAAGACTTTAGGAAGGGTACTGTTAGCCTCTATTTTGGTGGCGCACCGAAGAAACAGTCCGAAAAAGGCCTTTTTGCCACAGAACAAAATGGCCAATAACGCTGTTGTAAAAATAAATAGTGCCAACGATCTCAAGCTATTTCTCGCGAATAACTACATGGCGCAGATTAAAAACTTCTTCGGCAACGAAAAGCAAGCCATGAAGTTCCTATCGTCAGTCATGGCTGCCGTTCAGAAAAATCCGGCGTTGCTCGAGTGTGAGCCAATGTCGATCATCAATTCCTTTATGACCATGGCACAGCTCGGTCTCATGCCGTCCGACATTTCCGGAGAGGCATATGTTTTGCCATACAAGACACGGGGCGAAACGAAAGCCCAATTCCAGCTTGGCTACCAAGGGCTTATTACCCTTTTCTACCGAGCAGGAGGGCAGACTATCCGCTCGGAAATTGTCCGAAAAGGCGATACCTTTTCTATGGTAAACGGCCAAATAAACCACTCCATAGACATCACGAAATCAAACGAAGAGCGTGGTGAGCCAATAGCCGCCTATGCCATTGCGACCGTCAACGGTCACGAAATCAGCAAGGCGATGAACAAGACCGACATTATGGCTATCGGGGAAAACTTCTCCAAGTCATTTAAGAGCGATTTCACGCCTTGGAATGTGAAGAATGACCCTGAGCTCCACATGTGGAAAAAGACGGTCATTAAGCAGCTCGGCAAGCTCCTACCGAAGAATGAGACGATCAACAAAGCTATTGCGCTCGACAACGAGGATAGCCGTATTGCTGATACCTCAAAAATGGTCGAGGAAAGTAAATTACAAATGGGCAATTTCCTAAAACATGGCGACGAAAACAAAGACCAAAAGAAAGGTAAGAAAGTCGAAGCTGAAAGTGGCAATACAAGTGCCGAAGGTGGTCAAGCACAAGGAGATTAAATCAGAAATCGAGGGTTTTCCCCTCGCTCACTACAGCTATTCGAGCTGGGTAAAGTTTGCCAACAATCCTTTCATGTTCAAAGTCAATTACATGAACGGCGACCAGATCGAAACAACCTCGTCAGCGAGCAGTATTCTTGGTAATGCCATGCACCGCGCGCTCGAAGCCTACTTTGGTGGTGGCGACTACGCGACTCCAAAAGACGATGCCGAAGCGATAAAATTCGCCCATGCCGTTGGTGTTGAGTACCTCAAGTCATGTTCAGAAGGGCTGATCGAGTGGAACACTGTCGTACCAAACCGCGCTGCACTCGACGAACGGTACGCATTTGCCTTCTTTGGGTTCATTAAGGCGTTCGACTACAAGGGGCATATCAAAGAGATTGTCCTTGTCGAGAAAATGCTCAAACACAAGGTTGTCGTCGAGGGCAAGACGCTCCCTATTCCGCTCAAAGGCTCAGCCGACATTGTCTATCGTGGTTTTGACGACAAACTCAGAATCAGAGACCACAAGTTCTCGAGTAAGCACTCCGATGCTGAAACGATTGACGGCGCAAAGCTCGTCCAAGCCGCTTTCAATTACTTCCTCGTTTATGCCGAGCTTGGCGAAGCGCCATACTCCATGACCTACGAAGAATTTAAGGTGACGGAGAACAAGGACAAAATGAAGCCTCAGCTCCAAGAGTATGAGATCGTCTACGAAGAAAATCCGCTTATTTTTGAGCTCTTCTACCGACTCTACGGCGACATCACAGATGCCCTTATGGGTAAACAGGTATTTGTCCCTAACTTCAGTGCTTTCTTCGACAAAGAGGTTTCTATTCTCGCCTACATTCACCGGCTAGACGTCGAAGAGGAAAAGGCAAAATTACTCAAAGATATGAAGGTCGATAACATCACGGACTTCCTCAAGAAGAAAATTCAAAAAACAGGCTCGATGAAACGATACCTCGAGACTGTTGAGCAAAAGTTCGTGTCAGCAACAACATTAAATTATAAAAATATGACAATCGAAGACAGAATAAAAATGAAGCTCGCCGAGCATGGTCTCGGGGTAGACTTCCATTCAAAAGTCGAGGGTTGCTCGGTGACACTGTACCGATACGAGCCTTCTGTAGGCCTCAAAATGAGCAAAATCGAGGCGTTTGTGAAAGACATCGAACAAGTTGTCGAAGTCTCGGACATTCGCGTCCTCGCGCCGATTAGAGACTCAGGGCTCATTGGCTTTGAAGTGCCGAAAAAAGACAGAACATTTCCGGGAATCGCTCCGAAAGGCGGTGGTCTTATCCTCGCTCTCGGTGTAGACGTTATGGGAGATATACGCTTTTTCGATCTTCGAAGAGCGCCTCACATGCTTGTGGCCGGCAGTTCCGGTTCGGGAAAATCGGTTGCTCTCAATTCAATCATCAGCCAGATAATTACGACTCCGGGCGTCGCTGAGCTTCACCTATTCGACCCGAAACAAGTCGAGCTATTCCAATTTGAAGGTCAGCCGGGCGTGGTTGAGTACCAATTCGATTCTGCGGCGATAGTGAAGTCGCTACATCAGCTCGTGGAGGTCATGGAAAGCCGCTATTCTGCTCTAAAACAGGCGGGAGCGCGCAACATCGACCAAGTTACCGATATGACCTATAAAGTCGTCATAATCGATGAATTTGCCGATCTAGCGATGAAGACCGAAGCCTCCCACTACATTCAGCTTCTCGCCCAAAAGGGGCGCGCTGCGGGTATTCACATCATCATCGCAACACAGCGAGCTAGTGCCAAAATAATTTCAGGAGACATCAAGGTAAACTTCCCTGTCAAAATGGTTTTCAAGCTCGATAACTTCACTTCTTCGCGCGTCATGCTCGATGAAGGTGGAGCGGAGAAGCTCCTCGGAGCTGGCGACATGCTCTTTGTGGCCGACAAAGGCGTGGAAAGATTACAAGGTTTCAACGCATAACATTATGATTTGCCCATACGATCGAGTTCAAATGCTCAACTACGTCAAAGAAAAGCAATACGAAGCGGGGGTTCAGACAACAGGTGGCAAAACTCAGGTAGTCACCGTTCCGCTCCCGAATGGCGGTATATCGAACGAGGACGTCTACGAAACGTGGTACGTCTACGAGTGTCCGAAGTGCGGGCGACAGGTCAAAGAGTCGTACCGATGCGAAGTTCTTATTGATAAAAGATAAACCTATGGCAAACCCTCAAAAGGAAAAAGGACATACTAGAATCGCAAACGAGCTATATGACGCCGTGCTTGCTTGGCGTTTCAGCTCATACGAGCAGAGGGTTCTCATGTTTATCATCAGGAAGACCTACGGCTGGAACAAGAAAAGCGACAAGATCGCCTTGTCTCAATTTGTCAAAGCAACTGGTATCAGGAAAAGCCATGTATCTCGTGCGCTAAGCCTCCTCCTCAAACAGAATGTTATTACCAAAGGGGGTAACAGGGATTTGCGCGAATGGGGTCTCCAAAAAGACTATGACAAATGGGTGAAGTTACCAAAGGGGGTAAAGAGTCACCACCCTATAGGAATTACCAAAGGGGGTAATATGGAAATAGTGTCAAAGGGGGTAATTGATAGTGTAAAAGGGGGTAATTCAAAACGTAAAAGGGGGGGCATACAAAAGACACTAACAAAAGACACTATTACAAAAGACAAGAGAGGCGATAAATCGCCCGCGCCCGTCCCGTCAAAAATAGCGGTTGATTTCTTCAAAGGCATTAAAGACCTGATCGAGAAAATCGACAGTCCGGAAGCAAGCCAAGGGCGCATCTTCCTAGAAAAGCTCCTCACGACCTATCCACTTGTCCCCAAAGAAGTCCTATGGCGTGAAGTCAAAAAGTTTTATAATTACTGGACAGAGCCAACTCCTTCGGGCAAGCGCCAGCTATGGCAAAAACGTGAGACGTTCAACATTCCGCGGCGACTCCAAACATGGTTCTCTCGGGTGAAAGAGTTTGAAGACAGGGAAAAAGTCGGATTTATTAAAAATAATCGTGGTAAAGACATCATCATCTAACATGGAAGACATAACATACGACAAATTCATAGTGAGAACAGCACGGTCAGAGTTTCCGATTGACGGCGACGAATTGCCGAAAATCTTTGAATCTATCTCGACTGGCAAGCCATACCTATGCCGCCAAGGTCTCTTTAACCCGTCCTTTTTCGATACCGTTGTCGAAGACAAAAAGCGCATCGAATCAATCAAGGAAATGGTGAGAACGACAAACAAGGCAAATAGCATGGTCGGTCGCGTGAAAGGCGTCGACTTCGAGAAACGCGAGTACGATGCGGGCATGATTAAGCTCGCTGATCTCTTCACCAATGTGCGTGCTACACTCGAAGCAGCTAAGAAAAACCAAGAGCTAGGCTCAGGAACGTAGTTTTTCCACAGGTTTGCAGATTACCTGCTTGCAGGTGGTGTATACTGTTCACATGAAGGACAGAATGACAATCAAAGAGCTCCAAAAAACCTACCCTGACTACAAGCCCACCAAGGTTGCAAAGAGTAAGTACAACAACAAAAAGACCGAATACAACGGCGTGCTGTACGACTCGAAGAAGGAAGCGGCTTACGCCAAACGTCTCGAGTACCTCAAGCACGCAAAAGAGCTCTCAGAACGCGTTACTCAAGTCACTCGCCAAGTACCATACCGCATCACCGTCAGCAACAAATACATCGCCACCTACTTTGCAGACTTCCTTGTTAAGTACGGTGACGGTCGAAGTGAGGTGATCGACGTAAAAGGGTTACGAACGCCGATATATAGGCTTAAAAAGAAGCTAGTCGAAGCAATTTATAAAGTAGAAATCATTGAAATTTAATGAAAAATTTGAGATCAAGACAACGAAGAGCAGAAAAAGCGGCAGCAAGGCGCAAGGATTACGAGAAGCGTAAAAACGTCTACAAATACCGTCCAAGTATTGCGTTGCAGCCATATGAAAAGCCACGGTTTGCCCAGAAGCGCAAATACATCGCTGAACAGACATTTGTCGACGGCAAGGTAGTGGCGAAAATGAGAAGTTTGCCCGTTTACAATGATAAGGGCGCTCCGGTAATGGAGCAGGTCGGCGTTAAAGTTAAGTACTTCAAAAGGAAGGTCCGCAATACATCAATGCAGCTTCCGAAGTCATTAAAATATGCCTAAAATATTTGACTGGAAAGACTATCTATTGATTGTCCTCATGGTAATGATGTTTGCAATAACTTTAGTTTGTATTTTATATGAACCATTCAACCGCACTGATGAGAAAATAAAGATGCACATTGACTGCTATGGCGCTTACGAACATTGTATCGAAACGGACGGTAAAATATTCCCTCAAAAAGTACAGCTTATTATTGATTGGAAATAATCGTTATGAACACACCTGATTGGGTAAAAAACGCATACAAAGGTACTGACGTCCACTGGTCCCGGTCACAAACTGAGATCTACAAAATGCTCAATCAGCTTGGCATCTTTGAGATCCGGTTCACGAACCTCAAAGATCGGTTCGCTCTTGAATTTCTAGTTGTGATTGAAGGATTGGAAAAGCCTCGTGCGGTCCGCATAGTATCGCCTATACAGTCCTCAGAGAGCACTTCAGAAGACAAACGAACCAAAGAGCTAAACATCATTCACCGTATGCTCCTAGCTCATCTCAAGGCCAAATTCGTGGCAATAGGCCGTGGTCTAACCGAGTTTGAGCAGGAATTCATGGCGCACCTGATTATTACCGACAATCACGGCAATTCCACTACTATGGGCGAGACGTTACTGCCTCAGTACCGGAAAAACCTCGACAGTGGTGAAAACACCGACTTTAAATTATTAAACTAATAGCTATATCGTTATGAAGAAAAAAGCAAAAAAAACAAAAATATCAGTAGAACACGGGAAAATGTCTGATTTGCTATTCAGGCTAGAGGCTTCGGTAAAAAGAGCTGACCAGTTTCAAGCGGAAGCAAAGCGCCATGAAGCAAACCTCATTGCTATTTGTTTGGCAATCGGTTTTCAACGCCCTATTGAGCAATACTCAAACAATCCGACAGAATTTAATCACATCGCTTTTGCAAAGCTCCCGTACATGGTCGCTGAGCTTCGTGGTTTCAAAGAAGGGATCGGTGAGACAATCCGAGAACACCGTGACGAGGTCGATTTTCTTCGCAAAATGGTCGCGGTAGGCATGAAAGACCCCACGGTGGTGGCTTTGGCCGAAAAGATAGCGAGTATGCCGCTTGCTGACACACTCAGGAATAGTAATAGAAACGACATTAACCCTGATATATTCATACCAAAACGCTAACTTGTATGGAAGACAAAGTACATATAGAAAAAATTGCATACCTCGAGCGCATGGCCGCCTACTACCAGAAGCAGAACAAGGAGCTCAACAGAGCACTGTTAAGAGCTATCCGGTGGATATTGGTAGAGCTCATCATCATTATCGTTTTAGTAGTTCACATAGTCGCATAAATCTATGACAGACCCAGAAATTGTTATTTGTGCAGCGGTTAGGGCGAAAGACGGTAAGATTTACCGAGGCCACAGACATGGTCATGCACTCTACAAGCCGTTTGGTTTGCAGGGTGTACCCGGTTACGAAGATGAGCGTCCATACGGTGACGACCAAGGTTTCATTACCTCTAGGAATCGTTACGTTACCCGCAAAGAGGGGTACGAGCTCCAAATTGCAGCAGGGATCGAATCGGTCGATAAAAATAATCCATACGCCGGAGGAGAACTTTATTCAGAAGATTTGTATTAAAAACATGAAAATCAATCTAAAATACAAAAAAAACGGCACTATTCGCTTCTACCGGCTTATGTGTTGGTTGCGTCTCAACGGGTTTGAACGCCCTATTGTCTACAGAAGGCCAACGATCGCGACAAAAGATGCTGTATTTGAGAGCTTTAGGAAACATTTGGTTGATGAAAGAACTTCTCGCGTCCATGTACTCAAGCATATTCGTTGTTACTTTGGCTTTCATGCACCGTACTCTTCAAGAATATATCCTTCGTGTTGGGTGTGTGGTCAACAAATTTTTGAAGATAATAAAAAAAATTCACCTTTATGAAAATCGAACAACAAGTCGTAAGCCTAGAGCTTGCGAAAAAACTTAAAGAATTGGGAGTGAAGCATGATGCTTTATTTTCATGGTATGTATTCCATGCCACAGGAGAAGCAACTCTTGTAAAAAATGGTGGCAATAATCAAGGTAGTGATACTGGAAAAAGTATAATGTATCATGCCTTCACTGTAGCCGAGCTTGGGGAGATGTTGCCAATAAGATACGGCTCTCACAGTAGGGGTATGAGAAAAGGAAAAGATTGGATTTGTGCTGACTATTCCGTACACAGAGTATATGAAGAATCTGGTAAATCTGACACCGAAGCCGATGCCCGCGCCAAAATGCTCATTTATTTGTTAGAGAATAAGCTCATATGAAAGCCGTAATAGGGACAAAAGTGCATATGGACGTTGAACACTTCCACCACAGGCAAAAGGTCATTGAGCGGAAGCGGGAAATCAACAAAATAATCCTCTACGATCGAAAGTACTGGCTCGAGAAGGACGACTTCAAGCCTATATACATAGCAAGTACTAGGGTGAAGAAGCCAATACTCAAGCGAATTTTCCTAACATTATTTGAATTAAGACCATAAACATATGAAAAATTTTCTAGCAGGGTGGATAGTTTTGCAGTTAGTATGTCTCGGGTGGGCGGCAGGGTCGGTACACAAGCAGGTTGCTGAGAAGACATACGAATGTTCCACGGGAAACGAGCCGGGGCTTGTCATTACGTCAATGATCTTCCCGTTAGCGTTTTTCATGAACGAAGACCAGAGTGTGGTCGATTACTGTAGCAAGTAACATGCGGAGGAGGGTAGAGGGGGGAGGAGAGTTATTGGCTCTTCTCCTCGCCAGTAAGGGTAACGAGGCGCGAGTGAACGCCTACAACTTCCCCTTCTGCTCTTCTCAATTGACGTAATGCGCAGGAGGATAGAAATGGGGACGAGCCGGACATACTTGGCCGCAGTGAGAGCGTTGCACTTATATCTGTAAACTGTAACGCTTCCCCGTTTCTATCCTTCTCAAGTGACGTATATCTAGTCTTGGAGTGGCGGAAAAGTAACGCATGTTTCCAAATGCCGCTTTCAAGCGTCCGGCTAGTAACTGGAGTAATAGCGCTCAAGCAAGAGGTGTCTTGTGGGAGCCCATTTGGAAATATCACCGTTGCAAGGTGACTATACGAGTATTGCCCGCAAGAGCAGTTTCCGACAGCGAAAGCTGGGTTCAAGGAGAAATCTTGTCTCGTCAAATCCTTGCCTCCAAGATTAGCTATATGTCACAAAAGAGAGCATCAACCGAGTTATGCACAGGTTGGTGCTTTTTTTATATGTTGTATAATTTTAAGCACTAGACAAAGTTGGGTTTAGTGGGCTTATAACCCAAAAAACATATGGCCAAACTATCAGAAAAAAAACTAGCAGCAAACAGAAAAAATGCTAAGAAGGGCGGACGCAAGCCGGGCGTAAAGCTCGCTAAAACTATTGCTCTTGAAGCCACACTCGCAGACATTAAGCAAGCAATCGAACGACGAGCAAACAAACTCATTGAGGCTCAGTCGGTTGTTGCACTCGGCACATACAAAATGGTTGAAGTATTTGAGGAAACAAACGAACAAGGTGCGTCAATACAGCGTCTTGAGACAGTACGCGACATAAAGCGCATGGACGAACTCCTCGAAACAGGTAAGCAAGGCCAAGACTACTTCATTCTCGAAGGCTCTAAGCCCGACTGGAAGGCTGCAAATGCCCTTCTTGATCGTGGATTCGGTAAGGCTAAAGAGTCTATCGACCTCAACAACCCTGACGGTAACTTCTCACTCAAAGACCTATTCATGGCGGCAGAAGCTCGAAAGAAAAAACCGAGCACTGCCCCATGAACGGGTTAAGAGTATCGGGAGAGGTTATGACCCTAGATGAATTCTATGATCGAGAGCAAAAGAAGCTACGAGTGAACGCTGAATACGCAATCATCAACGGGGAATGTATTGGTTTCGACACTGAAAGGTGGCAGGAAGTGAAGGATATGAGGGTGTTCGTGAGCCGTCTCATGGACGAAATCTACCTTCTCACTCCAAACGACAGTGGTGAAAATGGTCGAGATTTATCAGAAGTATAGTTTTACATATTCACATGGGTAATCCACTAGAAGGTAAAATTTCACACGTTTCCGACAAAGGTTTCGGCTTTATTGCTATCGCAGGACAGCAAAAAGACGTCTTCTTTCACGCTAAAGAGGTCAATGGCACAGAGTTTGCCAACCTCAAGGTCGGTGATGAAGTGATCTTTGACGGTATTGAAGACTCGCCGAAGGGCAAGTCTGCATACGGTGTTTCTTTGAAGTAAATATGTGAGGCGTTGTTTATCTCAACGCCTACTTATGGGGAGATTAGGTAGCGCGGCGACGACCGTGGACAGTTCGATTCTGTCTCTCTCCACAATGACTACGCATGCACGAGCTAGTCATGAAAGATGTCGTTTGTGTTCGACCAGACGGCATCACGCGGGCGCTAGGTAGTCTCAGCTCATATGTGTTGAGCCTTTGAACGAGATAGGATTCGTTCAATGGGGAGGTGCAATACCTCCGGCGCTCTTAATGATAAATCTTCAAGACCCAAGAGAGGTAGAAGCCTTTATGCTCATTCAAGCGAAGCCGAGCGTATTCGTCGAGAAAATGTGGGGCTTAGTGCCACAGCCCGTGAAAGAGGACTACCGAGTAGCACTTGACGACATTTTGAAGCTCAAGGGCGAGGATTGGGAGAGTGGCAAACACGAGATTGAAGCCCATTGGTTCGCTCCATTCGAGAAAAATAAACATGTCACTTGGCAGCAGTGGCTCGTCCTCTACTCGCTTGAGAAGGGGCTCAAGGGCGAAGCATCGCTCAAGCTCTCGATTGCGTCCGGTCACGGTATCGGTAAGTCTGCCGTAGTGTCATGGATAATCTTGTGGTTCTTGTTCTCGTTCTACAACGCTCAAGTCCCATGTACCGCTCCGACTGGCTACCAAATGTATGACGTCCTATGGAAAGAGCTCAATTTGTGGATTGCCCGTATGCCAAAAGACGTTCAGACGAAGTATGTATGGGGAGCAGACCACATTCGTATGGCTGAAAGTCCAGCAACATGGTTTGCGCGCGCTCAGACTGCGTCAAAAGAGAATACTGAAGCTCTTGCGGGTGTCCACGCCGATCATGTCCTCACTGTTGCTGACGAGGCTTCTGGCGTGCCTGAGCAGGTGTATAACACCGCTGAAGGTGCATGGACGTCCGGCAACATTATCGTCATTCTCATTTCAAACCCGACACGCGTGAACGGCTACTTTTACGATACACACCACAAACTCAAGCGTCACTGGCAGTGCATGCGCTTTAGCTCAATCGATTCACCTGTTGTCGATCCCGGCTATGAAGGGAAGATTGCCGAGCGTCATGGGCGAGACAGTGCCGAGTATGGTATTCGTGTGCTTGGCAAATTCCCGAAAGAGGACAGCATGGACGACGGCGGCTATGTCTCGCTCCTCACTGAAAAGAATATCAACGAGATTCCTGACGTCGGTATCAGGTGGACGGGCGCGGTCATTTTGGGCGTCGACCCGTCCGGAGAGGGTAAAGACAAGACCTCATGGGTGCTTCGAGACAATTTCAAGATGATGAAGATACATGAAGAGCGCAAAAGTAACGCTAAGACCATTGCCGAGAAGACCATTACCTTCATTGAGCACTATGGTATCGACCCGAAAGACGTTGTTGTCGACTCATTCGGCGTCGGTATGGACGTCGGCATGCAGATTGCTATTGCAACCAATGGCAAAATGGAAGTCACGACTGTCAACGTGGGCGAGAAGTCAGACCTCGAGAGCGATCAAGAGCTTTACCTCAACAAACGAGCGGAAGCGTACTACAAAATGAAGAAGTGGCTGCAATCAGACGGCGAAATGGTGGAAAATAAGAACTTCCGAGAAGAATTGCTCGAGCAAAAGTACAAGCGAGGGCTATCCGGCAAGATTCAGATGATGCCAAAGGTCGACATGAAGAAAAAATACGGGTATGATTCGCCTAACGACGCAGATGCAGCATCGCTGACATTCCTCCGTGAGCTATCTCCCGCCCAAACCGAAGAAGAGAGAGAGGAGGCAATAGCCGAACAAAGCATCTTCGATAAGTTTGACGTTCTGTAGAGTTTTCCACATGGTTCGTTTACTTACTTAATGCGCTATACTTAGCGACATAGTCAACCTTATGGCAAATCCACTCGACGCACTTCATGAAAAGCAAATAGAGACGTTCGTCTCCGACCAGAAAGAGGTCGTGCCAGTTGAATATACGGAAGAAGAGAAGGCCTATCGTCAAAACCTCATTCAGGAATTGTGCCTTGCTCGTGATGAACGTGAGCAGTCGCATGCTGAATTTGACGACATGACGTACAGTGAGTACTACGACAGCAATAAGAAAGCTGACCTTTCATACATTCCGCCTAAAAAGAATAAGAGCGACAAGCGCATTGTGACCGGCATTACACATGAAAAGGACAACACGCTCCTATCGCTCCTCCTCAACCTTGAACTCCAGCCAAGAATCACGGCTTTTGACGAGTCTGACCTTCTCCTCGCTGAACTTGGGGAAAACGTAGAGGATTTAGTGAAAAAGTCCCGAGAAATCGAAGATTATGTCCTCAAGCGACCCCTTATCTACCGTGAGATGATCTCTCAGGGTGATGTTTTCGTTGAAGAGACATGGCGACAGGACTATCGACCAGACCGAAAGCTCGGTGGCTGGAAGCCCGGAGACAAAATCACTGACGCTAAATTTGTCGTCAATCAGGAAAAGAAGTGCTTTGAACTCGCTGAAGTCAATAAAATCTCAGGCAAACAGGTCTTTCTCGGCAGCACTAAGATTGAAAACATTTGGAATCAGGAACTTGTCGCTACCTACGAAGAAATGTCGCGCGCTCGTGCTGAAGCTATCTACAGCGAATGGGATCGCTGGCAAAATGTGCCGTTTTCAGTCGACAATACCGAGCTTGTTGCCCATTCTGAAGGTGTCTACAGAGACTACTCGTGGAATTTGTCGAAGCTCGACAAGGCAACAGTCGGTATTCTCAAGATACAAAAGAAGTTTTCAAACGAATACATGATCATGATTAACGGTGTCATGATGCTTCCGGTCGGCTATGCCCTCACTGAAGTCTCGCCAAGTGGCGAATACACCCTTTCTCAGGGCAAGCTCGAACCTATCCCTGACTTTGCATACTCAAAATCACAGCCAAGCAAGACGAAAGTCGACCAAGCGACGCTCGATGAATTCCTCAAGCTCTTCATTATCGGCTTCCAACAGGCGCGCAAGCCTCCTATGGGCAATACAACGAAGAAGGTTTTGCCTTCATCTATTTTCGATGCAGCTAAAATCACACCAGACCTCAAGCCTGACCAGCTTTTCCCGCTCATTAAGAACGCGGCTATTGGCGGACAAGGTGAATTTCAGATATACAACCTTATCAAGCAAGGTATTGAAGACAAATCGATCAATAAGAGCTTCGAGGGTGGCTCTCAGACAGGCGACCCAACAGCTACTCAGCTCCAACAGGAGAAGCAACAGCAAATGCTCAAGCTCGGTCTCTCAATCGACGGTGTCGTCAACCTCGAACGCCAGATGTGGTGGAAGCGTATTTACACTGTTTCGACTGAATACACTAAGCCTATCGACACTAAAGTCGACAAAGTCCAAAATGCGCTCGTCAATATCTACCGCTCTATCACCGTTGACACTAACCTCAATGACGGTACTCGTGGCAAGAAGGTGATTGAATTTAAGACTGACAATTTGCCTACTGAACGCGAGCAGAAGAACGAAGAGGTCGCAATGGGCAAGCAATACGGTACGAAGGTGCAGAAGGTCTACATGAACCCTATCGCCCTTTCGATATTCCGTGGCTCGTTCTACATGCAGATCGTCCCAACCGACAAAAACAACGACAAGCTCGCACAAATGCTCTTTGTTAATAACGTCAGGGAGTCACTCGAGCTCTTTGGCTACGAATCGCACAACCTCGACTATATCAAGCAGCGCTATGCGAATGTTATCAATGAAGACCCAAATCGCTGGTACAATTCAGCTTCTATTACCGACATGCTCAAGAAGCAAATCATGCCAAACGGCGAACCGGCAAAGGGTGGTACGCCAATGAGCGGTGACGCCAAGCAGATGCGTCCGAAGATGAAAGCAATCGTAAACAGTTAGAAAAATATGTTCAAAAAACTACTCAAAACATGGTTATTCAAAGAACACGAACAGAAGCTCCAGAGCGAACAAAAGCGCCTTGAGGCTATTAACGATGAAATCAAGATCAAGCGAGACTACACTAAGCGTCTCTCCGAGGTAACGATCGAAATGATGCTCAAAGAGAAGCTCAAAGGCCTCCCCAAGGTTGTCGACTACGATGATGATGAAGTCATGGAGGAGGAAGGAAAGCTCAATTTCTACCGGAAAGCGAAAGAAATTCTCGACAATCCAGTATTCACGGCCATTGTCACCCGGCTGGCCACCAACCAAAAAGAACTCACATGGTCTGAAGCTAAGAGCCTCGAAGAGATAAACTTCGGGAGAGCTTGGGCATCGGGCGTTATAGATGTGAGAGATGAGGTCGAACGATTAACAAACCTCTACATTGAAATGACGAAGAAAGACGGCGACTTCGACAAATTCGATGTATTAGATAATTAAATTTATAGATTATGGACGAATATACACCCGAACAAATAGAAGAAATGAAGAAAGACCCTGAAAAGCTCGTTGAAGCACTCAACTCAACGACTGAGAAGCTCAAGACAACGAGCGCTGAGAAGACTGACCTAGCGACAAAGCTCGCTAAGTCTGAAGAAGACCGCAAATTCCAAGGCCAGAACTTCAAGAAATTCCGCGATATGACTGAAGCCGAGAAGGAACTTTTGACCGAAAAGGAAAAAGAGATTGCTCAGCGCCAAGACTTGCTCGAAGAAGAGCGAGAAAAGGACAAAAAGGAGCGTCTTGAGTGGGAAAATAAGCAAATCACCAACATAAAAGGTCGCATTTTTAGAGACCTAGCCCGTGGTGATGAAAAGCTGATCGAGAAGATCGAGTACCACTACAACCGTCTCGCTGATGCTAAAGACGCCAAGGACGAAGAAGCTATCGAAAAACTAGCTATCGACGCCTTCAACCTCCTCGGCTCAGAGCGACCAGACCCAATACGACGCGCAATTAGCAGTCGTGGCAGTGCTGGCGACCCGAAGAAGGGCGACAAGTCCTTCGCGGAGACTGACGAAGGCAAAGCCCTCGGTGGTATGCTCGGTCTTAACACGCCAGCAGCTAAATAAGGTCGAACATAGATGATTTTACTCACTTTTAACATTGATTTAACATATGGCAACACCAACACCAGAAGAAAAAGCGGCTGCTAAGGCAAAGAAAGAAGCGGCAGCTCTCGCAGCTAAAGACGCCGGAGAAGGCGCTAATACAGGTGGAGACAATGGCGAAGGCAACAAACCGCTAGTCGCGCCAGAAGGCTACCAAATGGTCTCTACGGCTGATTTGAAGGCTCTCATTGAGGCTGGCAAGAACGCTGAAAAGCTCATCAGAACGCTCCAAGAAGAGCGAGATGAAGACCGAGACGGCACACCGAAGACAATCAAGAAGATTACCGAGTACACAGCCTCAATCAGGAAGTACGAAGGCGTGCCGGTTGTCGGCTACGTCAACCACTCTCGTCTGCCTAACGGTCGTCGTTTCGTCTACCAGAAGCCTGACCCAACGAATCCGAAGGAAAAGGACGACTGGATTGACCTCATTCTCCACGGTAAAGACGAGCCAGTCTCAATGCTCTACCTCGATTTCCTCAACATGACCGACAAAGTGGTCTGTAAGATAAAGAAAATCGACACGAAAGAGCAGGAAGCTCCGATCATTGAGTACGTCAACAAGGTTGAATACGGCGATTGGTCTCGAAAAGAGACTGACCAAGTCGTACCAGTCGAAGTGACATACGTCGAGCGTACTATTACGCTCACTGAGCCTGAAAGTGGCGAAGACCTCGTCATTAACGAGCTTTTCGTCAACCAATAGTCGATTAAATTATTATTTATCAAGGTATTTTTACCTTTACTTTTATGGGCAAACAAGCAGTAAACAAAACAACAGCCGCCGCAGATGCAAAAGCAGCTAAGGCTGAAGAAAAAGCAGTAGCGAAGGTCGCGAAGAAAATGACCGGCGTCGTCTACAACATGACGAAAAAAGTTACTGATGATACTCCTGTTGATACTCAACCAGAAGTCGTAATCAAAGTCATGCCGCACACATTCAACACTGGCTACGTTCTCTTTGCGAAAGCAGAGCTTGAAGGTACAGACGAATGGGCAACGGTTGCCGAAGCAGACATGTTCCGCTTTGAAAACCCAAACAATGACGGCAAGCTCACGAGTGAGACATACGACATTGAAGTTGCTCCTGTTGAATCTGAAACAAAGACAGAAGACGTTGTCGCAGATGTCGCCGCTGAAGACAAGTACAAAGGCATGAAAATTGTCGGTCGTACAATCCTCAGCTCACGCCTCAAGGACGTTCACGGTCGTATGCTTACCGAAATCACGCTTGATACAGGCGAAACAATGCTTTTCTCAACAGAAGAGCTTGAAGCCCGTCTCTCGCCGGAAAACTAGCTTATGGGAAAAAACATGCCACAAGCTGCGGCGGTCGCGCCCGATCTCGATAAGCTCCGCGATGAGCGATGTATTCCAATGGCGCGTGAAGTGCTCAAGGCTATTGCCAACCAACCAAATCTCGCTCTCGGCTCAGATGTGAGCGAAAAAGAGCGTATCGAGTGCTACGAGTCAATCTTTAACAAGATTATGGACTATTTCCGTGAGCTCGATGTTCCTCTCAAAGATATTGGCTACGTTTTTACCCTCGTTACTCAAGGACTCAACTTCACCAAAGACCTCGTTACCATGTCTATGGACAACAACGTGAAGCGAGCCGACAGTAAGCTATGGGGCAAAAACACGGACGACCTTACTGTGCAAGATGTGGATAAAGTCCTATTGCCAGTAATGCCACCGAAGGAGTAGAATTGACACATAACGTGTTTGAATAGTCGAGTGGTGTTTCATTCGACTATTCTGTACACGCATTGTGTTAGTAAAATGCAATACGTCAGTTGCTCCGGAAACGGAGTGGGGATACTCGTAAAAATCCCTCCAAATAGTTAGATCGCCAGTCTTTAGCCGGACTTGTAAATAATGGCCTTGGACAAAGAAGCATCAGTTTTTTTGTCCTTTTCGCATATACAGTTTTTTTAACCCTAATTTACATTACTCTCTATGTTCAAACGACTTAGCGGTACACACCGCGTAGAGTACTACCCGAAGAAGGCATCACAGGCTATGGCTATTGGTGACCTTTTGTACCCAGACGGCTCTGGAGCAGTCCAGAAAGCTGACTCGACTTCAGGCGAGCACGTTGGTGTATGTATGAAGCCAATCGCTTCTACAGACGCAGATTACGCAGAAACAACAAAGATTCCAGTTGACGCAGCTGATCCAAACGACCTTTGGGTTGTTGACGTTGGCACAGGCACAGCAACAGCTGCGCTTATCGGTACATATGTCGATCTTAAGGACGAAAATGAAGCAGACGTGAGCGCTTCTACAAAGAAGCAGCTTTTCGTGGTCGGATTCATCTCGGCAACACAGATTATAGTCAAGATAAACTCAACACCGGGAGTCAAATACGTCGCAACGACCTAGTCGTCTAGGACGTTTTACTACTAACCTAATTTTACTATTATGGAACAAGGAACACTTCTCAACACGATTAGCTTCCCGTCTCTTACAGACTTGATCCGCAAGGATTTCGTCATGACGCAGCAAATGATCGTGCCACAGGCAAAGCGCCTTTTCATTACCGAGCCAATCGGCAAAGGTCAGGGCAACACAAAGCGTTTCGACGAAATCGACACGCAGACATACGGTCGTAGCAAGCCGGAAGGCACTCCAGCGAAGAAGGCTTCTGCTGGTATCGGTTACAGCAAGACTATGACAAAGCGTCGCTTTGCTATGGAAATCGACATTACGCAGGAAATGCGTGATGAAAACCGCTACTCTCAGGTTGGTTCGCTCATCAAGAGCCTTTCATGGTTCTTGCCACAGCGCATCGAGCTTGACTGTACACACCGCCTCACGTTCATTACGTCTACTTCATACACAGACATGGACGGTGAAACAGTTACAACGACTGGTGGTGACGGTCTTGCAGTCGCGTCAACAGTTCACACTCTCAAGTTTTCGAGCGTTACTTGGTCAAACCGTTTGACTGGTGACCCTCTCTTCTCACGAGGAGCTATTGAAGCGGCTGAATTGCTCACGACTACTGACATCAAGTCAAACTACGGTGAGCGCCGTGTCATGAATTTCAACGCGATCATCACAGGTGATAACCCTTCAACTGTTAATGCCGTCAAGCAGTTCCTCGGCTCTGATTCAGATGTCGACCAGAACAATGCTGGTGTCATGAACGTCTACAAGGGCAAGTACAAGCACATCATTCTTCCGCAGCTTGCAACAACAGCAACAGGTGCTCCTGATGCAACGAAGAAGTACTGGTGGTTCTTGGCCGCAGTGGAACAAGGCACTATGGGTTGGCAGGCGTACTTCGGTGAGTGGGAAGCCCCTCACATGAAGCAGACTCCTACTGAAGGTTCGAACGCTGAAGATACTCACACTGATACATGGACATACGGTGTCCGCTCAGGTAACGGTATCGTCGTTGTCTCAGGACGCGGCATCATCGCTTCTTGCCCAACAAGCTCATAATAGTTCGTTAGCTTACTCTTAAGAGGCGTAGCTTATGAGACCATTTCGTTGGTTTCAACGAAATGGTATCTAGGACGGTGGTAGGAGCTACCAACCTCAACAAATCAAACCTATGTACAATATGAACAGCGGATACGGTTTGCTCTCAGCAATCGCGCTACAAAACGGAATTGCCACATTCGGCCGTTTCCTGATTGTTATGCCGGTTACTGACCCAAACTACGAAAGAATCAGTCAAATGTTCAAGAAGCCTGACCCTTCTGGCGATGTACGACTCTTCAATACGCTTGAAGAGGCCTACTCGGAAGCGATCTCGAACGCGAACGACGTCATTTTGCTCTCTGCCCATTCGACTCACGCAGTCTCAACGGGTATTGCATGGACGAAGAACCGCGTTCACTTGATCGGTCTCGACGGTGGCAATCGTCTCGTCCAGCAAGGCGCTAAAATCGAGCTCTCGGGCGCGGTTGATAGCGCATACGTCCTCAAAGTGACGGGCGTACGCAATCACTTCAAGAACCTCAAAGTTATTCAGTCTTCAACTCACGCGAATGCCCTCAATGTCATTCAGTACGCGGGTGAAGGCAACCTGTACGAAAACGTCTCATGTCTCTTCGGAGTAGCAGATAACCTCGACCTTACAACATCAGCGGAAGCGCTCATGGGTGAAGATTCAGGTACATTCATCAACTGCTCTTGGGGTACTGACGTTCTCTTGACAGCAAATGCGCGAAACGTCATGGCGTTCGATGCTATCTCTGGCGCAAGCTCAGCAGACGGCGCGAAGTCTAACCGCTTCATCAACTGTGAATGGCTCACTATGAGTTCAAACGCAAGTGCTCAGCTTCTCAAAGTTATTGATACAGCTGGCGCGAAGTTCCTCAACGAATTCGTTGATTGTCGCTTTATGGCAGTTATCTCGACTGGTGGCGGCGGTATCGCCCTCACCAACGCGGTGCAGTCAGTGGCGAGTTTCGTCGACGGATCGTTCCACTTCATCAGACCAACAACAAACGGTTGTACAAACTTCTGTGCGACACTAAATGCCAACTTCACCATTTCTGGTGCTCCGGTATTCAGTTCAAACGCTCACGAAGGTGGCACTCCTGCCTAGTTGTTTCTCTCCCAAGCCCCTTTATGGGGGTTTGGCTAGGGAAGTAATAGGCCTGAAGATTACTAATTTAAGTAAAAATACTATTTATGAAACATTTTCTACCACTACAAGACATCATGCTCGCCAAGGCCTCACTCGGTATTGGTTCGGCTAAAATGGTTGAAGACTTTAAGACAGTGATTATGCAGCTCTCGGGCGCAACAACACCGACAGCGACAATCAAGTTTCAGGTCTCATATGCTGATGAAATGCCTGACTTTAGTGCAGCGCAATCAGTCACAAACCCTTGGGACTATATCGAAGTGGTCGACCTCCAAGACGGTACGGTCATTGACGGCGACACGGGTATATCATTTAGCGGTTCTGCTGATTTTCGTCAGGTAGAGCTCAACACGAACGGTGCTCGTTGGGTCAACGCAGTCATTACGGCTTATACCGCTGGCGATTACACGGTAAAGATGAAAGCCTATGACGCACAATAAGCTCATTAACGGCATACTTCGTTTTCTCGGCTATGCCTTTGTTGCAGCTCTCTTTGTTGCCGTTCCGGTATACGCTGAACGTACTACTTCTCCGGGCGACGCACTCCCAAGTCAAACAGGTAATTCAGGCAAATACCTCACGACGAACGGATCAGTAGCTTCATGGAATACAGTGTCCGGCACAGGCGACGTTGTCGGCCCGTCTTCTTCAACCGACAATGCGATTGCTCGTTTCGACTCAACAACGGGTAAACTCCTCCAAAACTCAGCGACAACAGTCGGCGACAACGGTGACATTACAATCACCGTACCTTCTGGTGTCCAAGAAACAAAAGGTGGAATCAACCTCGTCCACACGAATGGTACGGGTACTTCGCAGTACCGTATTTCGCAAGATGAAGGCGACTATCTCACAATCAAGCGCATGACCGGCGACACAACTGGTGACGGCCTCGTCTATTCGATCATCAACCTCATTTCTCCAAACTCAGGTGCGGTGAGTGGCGATAACGAATCGACATTCTCGCTTACTTCAAAGGCTGGATTTGGCGCAAGTAGCAACATTTCTCGAACACTCGACCTCTACAATGACGAGTATAGCCGCGATAACGGCATGGGATTCCGACAGCTCTATAAAAACACAACGCCAAACCCAATCCGCTTTGAATTCCACGATAAAACAACAAACAACGGTGCATGGAATATCACCGGTTGTACGTTTACATCAGGCTCACCGACAGTCACTTGCTCAGGTGTTTCAGGTGTCACACCAAGCGCAGACGACTGGATTTGGGACAATGCTGGCACATACGTTGCCGACGATACTAAGCTCATTTCAGTGGTTGGAAGCACATACACAATGAATCGAAACGCTACAGCGTCAGGCTCAGGTATCGCTGCACGCGGTAAGAACATCAAAGAAGTCATGCGCCTCACGCCTGACAAACAGCTCCTCGTCCGCAAGTTTATTCCAGCTTCAAGTACAAGCGTGGCTGAATTTGGCGGTGAAATCTTTGTCGACGGTACTGTCAACACGGGCGCACTCGTCAAAATCAACGCAACGTCAGGCAACCCTGAATTTGACCTCGTTGAAGCAAGTACTGTCCGCAGCAAGGTGTACTTTGATATTACGAACGACCGCATGACGTTCCAAAACAACCAAAACAATGCGGCTGACGCGCTTTACTTTGTTGACCCAATAACAACGACAGGCAACGTAACACTTGGCGGAACACTTATCATGGGTACTAACTCAATGACGCTCACCGGCTCAATCGGTGCTACGGGCGCGCGATCAACAAAAGGCTGGTTTACCGACATCGAGTCGACAAACATGCCGACTGTTGGTGGTGTTGCTATCCTGACGTCGCTCACAGCCCCACAATTTACGACAATTGAGCTTGGTCATGCTACCCAAAACACCCTTAGCGCTTCGAGTGGTGTCCTTTCGGTTGAAGGTGTAGTAGTCCCGACAATCTCGTCAACAAATACGCTTACCAATAAGCGCATTACTTCACGCGTTACGACAACAGCGAGCGCCGCAACAGTCACGCCAAATGCTGATACGGACGACATCGTCACTATCACCGCTCAAGCAGCAGGGCTCACAATCGCTAATCCGACCGGTACGCCGACCGAAGGCCAGAGATTGCTCATTCGTCTCAAAGACAACGGAACGGCTCGTGCGGTTGGTTTTGGCGCGAATTACCGTGCCTCAGCAGACATGCCACTCCCGACAACGACAATACTCTCGAAAACCATGTATATGGGCTTCATCTACAACTCAACCGATACGAAATGGGACTTTGTCAGCTATATCGACAATATCTAGTATGAAAAAAATCCTCTTCACCATTCTCATGATCGTTGCACTCCTCTTTCCACTAGGGGCGTTTGGTGCAACTCTCAATTCGCTTCGAGACAGTTTTAATGACAACTCGCTTGCGGCAGTATGGGCATTTTGGGGAGGAACGACAAACGCTGAAGCAAACACCAACATCGAAATAACGTCAGTCTTGGCTGGCGCGTATGGCGGTATGGACTCAGGTATCAGCGTCTTCGATGCAACAGGTGGATTCGCCAGCGTGCAAGTGAAAGATGCTGGCAATCAAGCACTTGCAAGCCTCGAAGTCTACCCGATTCAACTCGACCAAGATGCTACCAACAATGTCTTTTTCCTTATTGCTGGTAATGCACTCTACGCATACAAGACCGTTGCCGGAACACCGACACAGCTTGCTACTGTTGCTTATAACTCAAGCACGATGAAGTACGTCCGGATTCGCGAGGCCGGCGGTACGACATTCTGGCAATATTCAGCAAACGGCCTTTACTGGGCGACACTACACAGCGCCGCAAACCCAATCACCATGACAGCGGTCAGTGTTCAGGTGTTTATAGGTACATATGCGGTGGAACTTTCGACAACGACAGTCAAATTCGATAACTTCAATATTAGGCCGAACAGTGGGTCGTTCTTTACTCATTTTTTTTAATACTTTTATGGCACGAGAAAAATCACGACAAAAAGAAATAAAGCCAATGAATCTCAAGAAAGCGGAAGAACTCCGATCTAAGGCTATTTCGGTGACTAACGAGGCAAAACTCGAAGTCGAGGGCGTCAAAGAGAAAAAAGACTTGCTCGAAGCTGATATTGCGACACTTGAAGCAAAAAAAGAGCAGCTCGATCTCGACATTATTGCTCTTGGCATTGAAAAAACGACAAAATCTATCGACCTTGACGAACTTCGAGCAAAAGAAAAGGTTGAATCGGGCAAAGTCGCAGACCTTGACCGTCAAATCGAAGAGAAAACAAAGCGCATTATGGAAGCTGATACTGAAACAGTAACCGCTCTCAAGGGCGATATTGAAGCGCTCACAAAGCAAAAGCAGACAACAGAAGCCAAAGCCACAAAGGCTCGCGCTGATCTTGTTGCGGCTGAAAATAGCCTCGCTGACACTGAAACAAAGGTCACCGAAGCAAAAGACAAGATTACTGCCCTCAATAACGAGCTTGTGGCTATTCGAGATACACAGATTCCGGAGCTTTTGGCAAAGCGAGCAAAGCTCGAATCGGATATTCGAGAACTCGAAATAGCAAAAGTCCAGCGTGCGGCTGAGTCAGTAACCTCTAAGAGTATCTCAATGGAGCTTATACGTTCCGCAGATCGTCTCAAGACTCTCCAAGAAGAAATCAAACAGGCAGAAATCAGTAAAAAAGCGACCGAAGACGCCTACTTGCCGAAGAAGAAGGAGCTTGAAGAAAAGGAGTCGTCTTTGCTCGAAATGGACAAGTCTATCTCTTCTAAAATCTCAAGCTACAAGCGCATGACGACAAAGGCGCTAGCAGAAATAGCGGTCGATGAAAAACTTAATGCGCCTGAAAAGGTGGAATAGCTATGGCACGAACAAGCGACCCCAAAAGTGGAGATATTGTTGACGCGATTGTTGACGCTTCGCCAAACGCAAACTCAGTCGGGCAGGGCTCTCGGACAGTCACCACAGCTGGTACTCCCGTCCAGCTCTCTGCCTCTTCTGTTCCATGTAAGCGCGTCAGAATTCAGGCTAACGCTTCAAATACGGACGTTGTCGCAGTCGGTGGGTCAGCGGTATCTGCCAATGCCTCTACGAGAAATGGTACTTGGCTGTTTGCAACTCAGGGCGAGTGGTTTCAAGTGTCGAATCTTAATCTTTTGTACCTCGACGCCGCAGTAAGCGGAGAAAAGGTCTCATACTACTATGAAAAATAAACTCTTAAACACCATAAAAGTACTCATCGTCCTTGGTATCGTCGCACTTCCGGCGGTAGCTTTTGCTGATTTGTGGTATCCGACAGGCAACCGCCTCACACCAGTCGTTCCAGCTTGGGGGCTTAAAGTACCGGGCGTAAATACTACCGGATCAACTCGTTGCCTTAATATCGCGTCAACGGGTATTGTCGGTGTTGCTTCGTCCGATTGTGTCTCAGGTGGCGTCACCTCGCTCAACTCTACCACCACAAACATCACTTTCAGTGCAAGCACTGGAGCAGTAGACGCAGACGTAAACCAAGCCTTTGCCTACACTTGGACAAACGACCATGTATTTAATGCAAACATAGATTTTACCCCAGTAGATTCAACCTCACAGTTCTTTGACATGAATCCCGATAGTAGTGCAAGCCTACCTTCCCGTTTGCGGTTTTGGAACGCAGGTGCAATTATGTCTTCACTCGAAATAAACGTAGATCAAAGCAAAGATATACGCTACCTTTTGCCGAAAGACCAACCAAGCACAGGACAGATTATGTATGTTTCTGATTGGACTGACCCGATAGCAACCCTTGGCTGGACAACAGCGGCAGGTGATGTTGTCGGGCCTGCTTCCGCAGCGAGTAATGAAATGACAATCTTTGACGGTTCGACTGGCAAGCTAATCCAAGGTATTACCGCCGTGTCTGCTGGTACTGTTGTCACAATCGGTACAAACTCAGTCATTTACCCGAATGAAAATGTTATCTCTGTTGGCACGGTCTCATCTACTTATACAGGTTCATTTGTCGGAACAACAAACGGTGCAAACGGACTTGATATTTACAACTCAAATGCTGGTACAGGAAAGATAACTCAAGTATTGCTTCGTTCGGGAAGCACAACAGGAGCAGACACATATGGCAAAATCCTCGCTTACCCAACAAATTACACCGATACAACCCTTGCTGCTCGTTTTGTGCTTGAATCAGGAACGTCACAGCAATTTATTTTCAAGACTGACTCAAACTTTGAGTGGAGACAAAACACAACGCCTACCGCAAAGCTCACAACAACAGGATTCCTTTCAGGAAACGGAAGCCCACTCGCACAGCTTCACTCATACCAAGGCACACTTGGTAGCGATGTACTTCGTCTTGAATCTGTTGCCACAAACGACGATCCAAGAGAAAGTACCTACCAAAACCGTGTTGCAACGACAAACAATACGCAGACCACACTTCACACATTTACCCTTGCCGCTTCAACGACCTACACGATCAACTGCACAGTAACAGCTCGCCGAACTGGCGGTAGCGCCGGAACAGCCGAAGACAGTGCAGGGTACGGTATTCGAGGCACATACAAGAACGTAGCCGGTACAGCAACGCTTGTCGGTGCTATTGACGCAAACTATACCGCTGAAGACCAATCAGCATGGGACGCGACTCTCGATGTGACAGGAGCGACAACACGAGTACGAGTAACAGGAGAAACAAACAACAACATTACATGGCATAGCACTTGTAAGGTAAATCAACTCTCAAGCTAATTATGAAATTCACGATAAGCAACAAATACATACAAGCGACCATAATTACTGCTTTTCTGTTTGTTCCTATCCTCATTTTTATGGTTTCTCTTACGGTACACAAAGCCTCCACCATTGAAAAAGTTAAATGCCCGATGTTCCTGAAAGAAGACCACCCCCGTGCAGCCGCTCAGAAGCTCTATGATTCAGACCCCAACCTTTACAATTCACTGGACGGGTGGGACAACGACGGAAAAGTATGCGAGAATTTACCAAAAGATAGACCCAAGTCGAAGGAATAGTTTTATTATTAAACGTAATTTGAAAACAAATATATGAAATATCTACAAGGCGAAATGGTTGTCAATATGGTCGTCAGCATCGTTGTTGCGGGTATATTCCTCTTTGCAGGGTATACGGTCTTTACCGATCACAAACGCGTCAACGATATTACTCAATTTCTTAATGCTCAGATAGCAGCTCAGCAAAAGGCGGCTGAAGTTGCTCCGGCACAGTAATACCATGAGCAATCCTGACAACGCACAACAGAAAAATGGAATCCCTGTTGGAGAAGTTATCCGAACGTACTTACCGCTTTCGGTCGCTATTATTGGTGCAGCTATCACTTGGGGGGTATTCTCCCAGCGACTCAGCTATGCCGAGACTCGACTCACGACGATAGAAGCCAAGCAAGAAGCACAGCGAGACGACTTTACTTCACTCGACAAAAACCTCACGGAAATCAAAACCATTTTGGAAGAGCGTTTGCCAGCTAAGCGAAACTAATTACTATGAACATACAAAAATTTCGAGACGCAGTAGCTTCAAAAATCCATGGTACGACCTTAGCTAAGATCGGTAATTTCTATGGAACATTGAAAGAAGCGGCCGGAAATGTTGTATCTCGCATTGACCCAAAAGAAACAATCAAAATTGCCCCGTTTGCTTCACACCTCTACGACCAAGTCTATGACTATACAGCGCCGAGCGACCTCAAAGACGACAAAATCATCGACATTCGCCCAATGGTCAACCGCAAGAGTAGCGATAGCCTTGGACAGCTCTATAGCCAGCAGTTTGACATCAATAAAGGAAACAGGATTTCCCTTGATAATTTCGCTATTCGAGACAACAATGGCGTCAAAACCATTCGTATCGACAAAGCGCTCACGCCGCCACTTGCCATTCACACCATGGACTCTCTTACCCAAGACGGTACATGGTCGGCCGGCGGTGACGTCTCAAACCTCGAACTTGACGGCAACTTCTACCAGTCCGGTATTGGCTCATTCAAGTTTGACCTCTCTGGCTCTGCCGGTAGTGGCTACCTCGAAAACTCAACAATGACAGCAAAAGACCTTTCCGACCTTGAGAATATCGGAGGAGCATTTATGTGGGCGTATCTCTCATCGCTTGCGCTCGCCGGAGTAATTACCAACCTCAAGCTCCGCCTTGGCTCGTCTTCTTCAAACTACATTGAAATGACCGCAACAACGCCACAAGATCAGGCAACATTTAAGCAGTACTGGAATCTCGTCAGGTGGAATTTTAACGGAGCAACCACAACTGGTACTCCTGACCTGACGCTCGTCACCTATGCGCGTATCACATTTACATACACATCAGGCACAGCATATACCGGACTGTACGTCGACAATATCGTCGCACAGCTCGGTACACCGTTTGAAATCGAATACTACTCACAGTACCTCTTCAAAAACTCGGCTGGTACTTGGATTGAATACCCGACAGCGCTCACTGACACTATCGTCCTTGGTATCACGAGCGAAAACATACTCCTCTACGAATTTCTCAAGCTCTTGGGGCAAGAACTCCAAGGCAAAGACGGCGCATACGATTACTCGTTCTACACCAATGAGCTCGAGGGTATTCCGCCAAAGCGCAATGGATCAGGAGGAAAGAAAGGCCTGTACGACCAGTATGGCGAGCGATTCCCCTCACAAGCAATCAATCCGCAGACCGAGTATTACCACTTTAGCGACGATTTCGAATAATTTATGTCAGTCCAAGAAGACTACAAATTGGTCATGAACCCACTCGGGTTTATCGCAAAGAAAGAGGTCACGAACACTGATCCGGCTTATTTGGTAGCACCTTCTCAAAATGTCCTCATCAACGATGCGGACAAGGTTGTCGGGCGAGGCGGTATGACGCTCTTTGGTGATGCGTATACAGTCAACAAGGGAGTCAAAAGCTCTTTTGAATGGGACACCTCAAGTGCGAGGCAGCGCGCGCTTCGCGTGTATGACGATGAGCTTGAAGTCTATGTCTATGACGAGTGGCGACGTATCAAGAACAACTGGACGAGTACTAAATTCGTCTTTACGACATGGTGGGACTCGACCGAAAGTATTGACCTGCTTCTCTTTGTCATTGGCGATGCCAACATATACGACTGGTCTGGTGCGGTAACCAAAATAGCTTCTGTAGGGGCTAATACGCTCACAAAGATGTGGTATCTCTCGGGAACGACGTTTGCCTTCAATCCTGCCGTTGGAGCGACTCCTGCCTACATTACGGACTCAGGCAATGGCTTTGTCATTGCTGGCTACGAAGTCGGCGACGTTATCATCGTTTCAGGGTCTGCTTCAAACAATAAATCATTTACGATTGCTGGCGTTTCGGCTGGCACGCTTGTTCTCATTGCAGCCGACAGCCTCGTTTCAGAAGCCGCTGGAGCTTCTGTAACGATACGAAAAGAGAATTGTGGCTCTTGGGCTGAAGAGCGATTTTTGACTACTGGTACACGCAAGGTAATGATTAACGATGTCGAATACACATACACGGGTGGCGAAAATACGGGTACGCTCACCGGCGTGACTCCCGACCCTGCCGTTGCTGCTCCGGCAATAGCAAATGGTGACGTTGTCATACAGTCTGTTCGAACAAATACCGACAAGCCGATTTCGGGCAACATAAACGATTCCATTTCAGTCCTCAATAACCAAGTCTACATACTCTCAACCCACTCTCGGGAAGTATACGTTTCAAAGACTAGTGACTTCAAAGATTTTGCCTTTTCAACTCCTGTCCGTGTTCCGGGCGAAGGAGCACTCCTCACGCTCGATAGCTACGGTGTCGGCTTCATTCCTCAAGAAGAGGACATGTACATTTTCGCTGGTACGGACGACGCCTATAAGACAAACTTCCAACTTGCTGACGACGGACAACACGAAACACTCACGATCAAAAAGCTCAAAACAGCTCCACGCTCTTCGGCAATCAGCCAAGACGCTATTTCTCATATTAAAAACAACGTAGTCTTTATCTCAAACGAGCCAACACTCGACACGCTCGGTCGCATTGAGCAAATCAACACACCGCAAGCCGTCCCAATTTCAGACCCGATCAAAGACAATTTCTCATTCTATGACTTTACTGGCGCTCATACGAAGTACCACCGCAACATTATCTATATTGCGCTCCCGTCCGAGGGTATATTCCTCATGTACGACCTCCAAAATCAGCGCTGGCAACCGCCGCAAGTGGGCGCAATCTCACGTTTTGCCGTCATTGACGGGGAACTCTATGCCCATTCATCGGGTCGCAACGAAACGTACAAGATGTTTGACGGCACAAATGACAACGGCGTCGCGATTAACTTCATTGTCGCCTTTGCTTATAACAATTATGGCTACCGATCGAAGACAAAGATATTCGACGAGTACTTCTCCGAGCTTTATATCAGCCGTGGCGCGCAAATGACTATGACAATCCTCTTTGACTACCGCGGAGCGACTGAAATTAAGGAATTTACCATTGACGGCTCTGACGAGGACATTCTTTTTACCCCAAACGTATCGGTCGGGGCGTTCGGCGAGTTGCCGTTTGGTGAAGGAGGGTTTGGAAGCTCGACAGAAGAGGAAGCAGTGTTGTCAAAATGCCGGGTTATCCACACATTGAAAGGGGTCGATTTCTTTGAAGAGCAGACCGTTTATAGTTGTAATACCCTAGACGCACAGTTTGAAATGATAGCTCACGGGTCGAACGCGAGTATCAGCACGAATACACTTCGTTCTATTAAAAAATAAGCTATAATACTCATTAACATGTCAACTTACAATATCGTACAGGCACGAAAAACAAGGTTGGAACTTCCGATAACCGCATCGGACACGACAATTACACTTGCCGGATTCTATGATCTCTACGGTAATGCACTCACCATGTCGGACTTTGGTGATATTGGCTATGGCACGATTGAGCCGGGCTCAAGCGACGCTCAAGAAATTATTTCATTCACTGGTATTACCAACAATGGTGACGGTACGTTTGCTATCACCGGAGTTGTTCGCGGACTCCGTGGCAAACCTCCATACACAACAGGAGGAACAGCCTATGCACACGGTAGCAACGTCATTTTTGTTATCTCAAACAACCCACAGGTCTACCAAAAATACCTCAATGTCGAAAACGGCGGCACAGTCAACGGACTTGTCAATTTTGCAACGACTCCAAAAAGCACAGCCGGTAACCCGACTGACCCGACTCATTTCACAATAAAAAGCTATGTTGATGCTCTCGTCCTCGGTACGCTCACAACAATCAACGTCATTGTACCGGGTACTGCTGGCGAAACCGTTGTAGCTGGTAACCTCGTTTACTTCGATGATACTGACAACGAATGGAAGAAGTGTGACGCTGACACGGCAGCAACCGTCAATAATGTCCTCCTCGGTATTGCTCAAGGTGCTGGTACAGACGGCAACTCAATTACTGACGGTGTCCTCCTCCAAGGTGTCGACGACAATCAATCAGGACTCACAAATGGTCAAACATACTATGCCTCGAACACGGCTGGCGGTGTCTCTTCATCAGCAGGTACTAATGAAGTCACTGTCGGTATTGGTAAATCTGCGACTGAGCTCTACTTCAAAGCACGTTTCAACCAAGAGCTTACGGAAAATCAGCAAGATATCCTCGAAGCGATCGAAGCCGGAAATGACTTCTACGGTGCTTCTTCAGGCGGTACAGATGCGTATGCGATAACTGTTCCTCATACTGTTGCCTACGCAAACGGTATGCGTTTCCGATTCAAAGCTGATGTCGGAAATACAACAGCCGCAACACTCAACGTCAACGGACTTGGTGCTATCACAATCAAGAAAAATCACGACCAAGACCTCGAAACTGGCGATATTGAAGCAAACCAAATTGTTGAAGTGATTTATAACTCTACCGGCCCTGTCATGGAAATGACGAGCCAGTCAGCAATCGTTAAAACAGTCGATATTCAAACTTTCACAGCCGACGGCACATGGACTAAGCCAAGTGGTGCAAAAACTGTTGTCGTTGAGTGTATTGGTGGTGGTGGTAGTGGAGCAGGTGGTGCTGGTATTACGGCTGGTAACTATGCTACAGGCGGTTCTGGTGGTGGTGGTGGCGCACTTGCAAGACGAACTTTTCAAGCATCTGACCTTGCTGCAACGGTTGCTATTCTTGTAGCCGTAGCTAAAGCAGGTGGCGCAGGTGGCTCTAGCGCAGACGGGACAAGTGGAACAGCGGGCGATCCGTCTTCTTTCGGAACTCATCTTTACGGACATGGCGGCGGTGCTGGATATAAAGGTACTTTTGGCGCAGGTGCTCAAACAGAAAAATCTGGTGGTGGTGGTGGTGGAACTGGTGGTGCTGGAAACATCGGTGTAGATAATGGAGACTCTACTGGAGGTTTTCCTGCTATTACCGCAGGTGTTGGTGGTCAAGGTGGAGCTGGTGCTGGTGCTGCCTCAACAGGTAAAAGTGCTGAATATGGTGGTGGTGGTGGTGGACAAGGCTCAGACAATAATGCTGGAGGTGCAGGAGGAAGCTCTCTCTATGGTGCAGGTGGCGGTGGCGGTGGCGGTGGTAAATTGGACAGCGGAACTGAAACAGCCGGTGGTGCTGGTGGAAATACTAACGCCTACGCAGTAGGTGGTGGCGGTGCGGCAGGAGCGGCTAACGGTGGAGCTGGCACAGCCGGTTCTGCTGGTACTTCTCTTAAACTTGGTACAGGTGGTGGTGGTGGTGGTGGACAAGGCTCAGGCACAGGCGGTGCTGGTGCTGACGGAGGTGCTCCGGGTGGTGGTGGTGGTGGTGGTGGTGGTGGAACACCAACAGGCGGTGCTGGCGGAGCAGGCGCTCGCGGCGAAGTAAGAGTAACAACATACTTCTAATTTTATGCAACCAGCTAATACAACCCAAATCAAAATAGACGCTTATAACTCCAAGACTGGAGCAGGTACGCTTGATTTCTATGCCAAAAAGTATGGGACAACAACTGATGCGTTGGCGAAAATGAATAATATCTCAAACCCGAACATGATTCAGGCGGGCGGAAGCCTCTATGTGCCTACACCAATAATCCAAACAACGACAGGTATCAACGCTAAAGACAACCAAAACGTCACTGACCTCACCAATATGTCGTCAGGTCTTCCGGCAAACCAGCAACCGCAGAACGTCAATGGTACAGGCAACATGGAAACACCCGTCGTAGGCAACCCGAAGCCACCAACAGCAGAAGAAAAAGCGAAGGCTGAAATTGATGCCAAATATGCCGGTGAAATGGACGTCGTCAATAACACCTTCGAGTCTATGCGCGCAACAGCAAACGCCGCGTCACAAGCCCTCATGGATTCGATCAAGGCTAAGTACGAAGCCCGCAAGATTCAAATGGAGGACATAAACAAGCGTTCGCTTGCCTCTAAAGAGATTATGGGTAATCGAAGCGGTCGCGCTCGCTATGCTTCCCTCATTCAAGAGGGTATTTTGACTGGCGAAGAGCTTGACGGTCAGGCTCGTCTCTCAGCTCTCAATGCTGAAGAGCTCAGCCTTTTGGCAGAAGCGCAAATGGCGCAATCGAAGCAGGATTTCGAGCTTCTCGACACAAAAATGACACGTCTCCATGAAATTGGACAGGACAAAATCAACGAACTCACAAACCTCAATAAGCTCGCGCTTGACCATGAACAGCTCGCACTCCAAAAAATCAAAGACGACCGCGAACAGAAGTCGTTTGAAAGCGACGAAATGTATAAAAAGAGCTCAAGCATCTCAGGAGCTATGGTTGATTCGTTTGAAAACCTCAAGACCGACAAGGCTCGCGCTGATTTCATCGCCCAAATGGCTGAAAAGCACGGCGTTGACCCTGATGTTCTTCTCGGTGACGTCAACAAAGCCCTCACTGAGAGCAAAAAAGATGCACTCGAAATGGAAAATGTCCGAAGCCTCATTTATTCTCGATACAAGGAAGCTAACGACGAAGAAGAAGGCGACTTTGGTGAAGACCCAGCAGATACTCCGGAAGGACAGGACTTCTTTGCTTCTCTTGATAGAGCTATTGCGGGCAACCTAAAAAATACAGCCGGACAGCCAATTCTCGATGAAGGCAAGAAGCTCTTTACGGCTGATGTATGGAAAGACATTGTCGCTCGCGCTGCCGACGTCGGTATTACACAGGACGCCATGGTAAAAAAATACAAAGATAAGCTATACTTGAACAAGTACAAATTTGCAAAAAATTACGGTTGGACAGAAGAGGAGTTTAACAAGTATAAAAAATACTAAACCCTATGGCACTAGAAGACTACTTTGAAGGGCTCGGGACGCCGAAGAAATCCTCAGCTCTAAAAAAAAATACACCAACCGTACCAAAGAAAAGCTCATCACTTGACGACTATTTCGCCTCGCCTGTATCTGAACGCGCAACCGTTGAGGCTGAAACAAAACGAGTCTCAGAGGCTTTCAAAGGGCAGGAGATTTCTACCTATGTGCCGGGCAAAAACAGGATTCCATTCAAAGAAAAACTCAAGACATTTGCCGATAACATTTTCCATAGAAATGAAAGCCAGACAGCCAAGACAATGCGACTCCAGCAGTCGGCTTTTGACGATTTGGTAGATAAGCCAAGTATTGACGATAAGGACGGCGTCAGCCCATTTTCAAGCGTCCAGAAGACCCGAGAAATCAAGCGTTCAAATATCCCGACGGCCAAAGGCATCGTTAAGGGTCTTACTGACGTCAGTAAGTCTGATTTGCCATACGCGGGCGCGGCTATCGACACTGTTGAGATCACGAAGATTCTCAATTCTGCCAATAAAATTAAAAACGGCGAAGAAATTGACCCTGAAGACTACCTCAAATTGAAGCAATTTTTGGAAACACAGGACGAAAACTCGAAGAGAATGGAAGCTGATGCGGGCTATCGTGTCGGCTCGGGCTTGCGACAGAGCCTTACATTTATGCTTGAACTCCTCGGTGCAGCGGCCATTGCTCCTACGAGCGGTGGTACATCGGTAGCAACCCTTGTCTCGGAAAAAGGCGCATATATGGCGGCAAAAGAAATTGCCCTCAAAATGTCGACTGACGCCGCACTCAAGGCTATTTTGCAGAAAGAATTGAAAACCTACGGTGTCCAGCTCGCTAAAAGAGGCGCGGTTGTTCTTGGTACGCAAGAAGCGACCCACATCACGAACGACGCTTTTGAAAGAATGATCGGAACACCGACATTTACAAACAACATGGGGCAGGTAGACGTCACTATTGCGAACGACGGACAGAGCGTCCCCGAGGCTTTCACCAATGCCTTTACCGGAATACTCGTCGAAACAGGCTCGGAGTTTACTGGCGGTCTTTTCCATGTCTTGCCAAAAGCAACGCGAGACGCCCTCATTAAATCTGGCATTTTGAAGGAAATGATCGACAAAAACAAAGACATACCAGCGAGCGCATTGATTAAAATTACCGAAAAGCTCGGCTGGCATGGTGTCTTTGAAGAAATGGGTGAAGAGCAGGTGGGCAACATCGCCTACGGTGTTCTTCATGATATGGGTCTGTCAGATGTCGATTTCACCCCTCCAACAATGAAAGGTCTAGCTGAGCAGCTCCTCACCTTCTCTCTTATGGGAACGGCTATGACAGGCGTCCAAAATGGGTATCAGAAGGTAGTAGCCAAAAAGCTCGACGAAGAAATGCCAAGTGGCATAAACAACATCACAAAACCGCTCGACGAGTACATGAACGAGGCTATTGTGAGCCTTCCAGCAAGCGAAATTGTCACTGACCTCAAAGGGGTTGGTATTGACGCACAGACCGCTTCTGATCTCGTAAGCACCTACCGCAGGAAGCAAAATAAAGCTGACATAGGTGCAGCAGATGCTATGACACCGGAAGATATACAGGCAACTATCGCCGAGACGCTCGGTGCTATTACCGAACAGGACACAAAAGAGCTTGACGTCAACCAAGAAGGTATGTCAAAAACAAAGGCAGATACCCGAAAGGTCAACCCAGACACGAAAGGACTCACTCCTGAAGACCTCCAAAACTCGATTGACGAGATTATGGGCGGTACTCCTGAGACCGATGCTAAAACTATCGAAGAAGACGCAGTCGCAGACGACACCCTCGCAGAAGTAGCCGACAGTATTTCGCAGGAAATTGAGCAATCAATTCCCGAAGAAGTCAGGGCAGAAGCTGAGCAAGCATGGGAGGAAGAAGCATTGCCAGCTCTCGAAGAGCAGATTACTGAGATCAAAAAAGCTCCAAAGCTCACGGCACTTGCCGAGGAAGCATCTACGCTTGAAGCAAAGAAGAAGACCAAGGAAATTACACCTGAAGAAAGTACTCGCCTTAGTGAGGTCAAGAAAGAAGCCAAAAAAGAAAAGGCGAAAGTCGCGAAAAAAGTAAGCGAAGCAGGGGTAAAAGCCGAGGAGGAGTTTGTCAAAAAGTACCAGAAAAAAGGCAAAGAAAAGAAGGCTGCGAAGGAAGCGGAAAAAAAGGATATTCCAATCGGTACTGAGGCGGTCTCAACCGAGGAGCTTGACGCTTTCATTGCAAAAGGCGAAAAAAAGACAGAAGCTAAGACACCAAAATCCAAAGAAACACCTGACGAGAAGCGTAGACGTCTTGAAAAGGAAAGAGTCACAAAAGGTGTTGCCGAGCTCACCAAGAGCGATAAGGCGCGTGTGAGCACTCTCTATGATCGCTTCAAGCGAATGTTTGAGATATATAACGAAGCACGAGACAAAGATAGTAACATCAACGTGGCAGAGGGCTATGAAATTGCGCTTGAAGGGTTAATTGCCGAAGGTGTACAGCTCTCCGAATACGATAAAAGGTTTTTGCTCAATAAAATACAGTACATGTCAGACGGCAGGACTGCTGATATTGATACGTTCACTGAGTATGCTGTCAGCGCAGACCTTCTCTCAAATCAAGGCAAGGACGACCCGAATTACCCAATGGTAGAACCGGCTGAATTCAACGAAGAGGGTGTTACTTTCGTTAATGAAGGCGACTATATCGTTGACGGTGAAGGCTATATCGAAATTGTCACATCGGGAAACATGAAGTATAAGGGTAGTACAAAATCACTGGACGAAAATGAAAAATACTATTTGCGCTCCCGAAATCTCCGAGGAACACAAGACAGCATGCAGTACGCGAATCAAATCAGACTTGCGACTCCCGAGGAAATAGCTATTGCCAAGGACTACGAGAATGGAATTGACAACCAGCAAGCAGGTGGTACTATTAAAAGTAATGGAAAAGGCAGAAAAAATGCAATACCCGACACTAGCGACCTACCAGCCGGAGATGATCGAGGAAGCGATTTCGAGACTACAAGCGAAGCACCCGGATATGACGAGGCAGCAGTGCTTGCTGAATCTGGAAATGGACTTGAGCGAGAAGGAGCAACTGGCAAACGGAAAGTAGGCAAGAAAGGTCGTCAACTCATCAACGAGCAGGTTGAGGAGCTCTTGGAGGCGCGCGAATATAGCTCGAACCCTGAAGACTACTCTCAAGAAGACCGCACCCTCATGGCGGCCTACACAGGCGCAGGAGGCAAGGAATCGGTCGGCGCAGAAGGCGCTGGACTCTTAAACGAATATTACACGCCAAAAGCCCTCATTGAAAAAGTGTGGGGTATTGCCGAGCGTCTATCTCCAACCGCGGAAACAGCCTTTGAGCCGTCCGCGGGCATTGGTCGTTTCATCACAGAGAGTCCAAAAGGCATACGCGTTGACGGTGCTGAAATCTCTAAGGTGTCAGGAACAATCGCACGCGTTCTCAATCCCGATAGCAACATCACTATTGGCGACTTCCAAGAGCTCTTTTTTGATAAGAAAACGAATAAGCAAAAGGACGTCGCGCAATACGACCTCGTTGTCGGCAATCCGCCATTTGGCGATCGAGCTGGCTTTTTGAAGGGTAAAGGCGAAGAAAAAGACATCGGCCGCGAAGAGGAATACTTCATCAAGCGCGGTATCGACATGCTCAAGCCGGGCGGTCACTTGGTCTACATCGTCAACTCGTCATTCTTGAAATCAGGCACATCTAAAGGCAAGGAACGTATTGCCGACGTCGGGCATTTGATCGAAGCCTACCGCTTGCCGGAGGGCATCTTCGAAGATACCTCAATCGGTACAGACATTGTGGTATTCAAAAAGTACGAAAAAGAAGACCCACTTCATGCCCTCAATATACAAAGCCTCAGAGACGACATGTTCTTCCGCGGAGTCTCAAACAGCTCGAAGGTTTTGGGTGAAACAAAAGTCCGCAAAAACCGCTTCGGACAGACTGAAACGTATGTCGAAGGCGACCTCGAAAGTGCGCTCAAAGAAATCAATGTCGACAAGAAGATTGTCGAGCCTCCAGTAGAAAAAGAAGTCACCGAAGCTCCTAAACCTATAGAGGGTAAGGCTAAAAAGGCGCGCGTCCAAAAGCCTCCAACTCGCTCACAGACGATTGCGCCGCGAGAAGTGTCCCCTGACGCTATCATTCCGCGCCAGAGTGTTTCAAATAAATCGAAGTACTCAAAAGAAGAAGTCACTATTCTTTCGCGCATTGATCGTGACGAGAGTATTCCAAGTCCAAGCGCCTCAGAAATGCCTTATCTTAACTACCAAGGAGGAAAGTACTACCACGACGGCAATTACTTTGCCGGAGAAATCTATCAGAAGCTCGATCAGCTCAAAAATGACAAGCAAATCATTGTTGACATACTCGGTGAAGACCAGTACAACAAGCAAAAAACAGGACTTGAGGCAGTTATCCCCAAGGTTATCCCCATAAAGGACATATCTTTTGACCCTATCGACCGCCATATCGCCGAAATTAAGACGACAACAGCAGAAAACAACTACGAGACTACGGTACTCGGAGCTTTTACATCATTCCTCCGCCGCAACTCAGTCGCGCTCTCTCCTCGAGTCACTAAATATGACGTCATGAGATACGTCCAAGGTGAGCGTGCTTCACAAGACACGAAGCCGATCATGGGGTCTATCAAGGCAGACGCTAAGCGCCTTTTCAACCAATTCATCAAAAACGACCTCAAGCCAGAGACTCAGGCTGAAATTGAAGCGAAATACAATAAAGAAAAGAACGGCTACGTCCGACCGGACTACAGCCAAATCCCGACTGAAGTCGAGAACATGGCAAAGCAATTCCGCGGACAAGACTTTTCACTCTCACAGACTCAGAAAGAGGGTGTCGGCTTCCTCGTCAACAAAGGCTCAGGTATGATCGCCTACGGTGTCGGTGTTGGAAAGACGCACACCCTCGCTATTGCGACAGTCGCCAACATGCAAAAAGGCTGGACAAAGCGCCCGCTCTTCGTTGTGCCAAAAGCGACAATCACAAAGACATGGCTTGGCACTTTGCAGGAAATGTTCCCTACTCTCACAATCAACAACCTCGAAGGCCTCCAAGCGGACGTCGTCTCTCGCCTCAAGCGCGAGAAGGGTGAAGTCAAAAACTGGCTCAAGGACGGCGAACTCAACGTCATATCGCACGAAGGTATCTTGCGCCTCGGTTTCAACGAAGAAGAGCTCCGTGAAGCAGCCGGCGACCTCAATGACGCTCTTTGGAAAGAGGAGAAAACTAAGCGTGGCGAAGCAAAAGACGCCGCCAAAATGGACGAAATACTCGGGCAAGCCCAGAAGTACGTCACTGATATCATGATTTCAGACCTCGGCATCGATCACCTCTCTGTTGACGAAGTCCACAACTTTAGAAAAGTCTTCCAAGGGGCAAAAGCTGAAAAAGAAGGTACTGGCGGACGCAAGCGATTCGGCAATGTCATTGGCGGTACGCCGTCAAAGCGCGCGCAGCAGCTCTTCCTCATGAGCCAGTACGTTCAAAAGAGAAACGGCAACCGAAATGTCTTCCTCGCTTCAGCAACACCATTTGAAAACCACGCGACTGAGGTCTACAACATTCTCTCTTTTGTTGCCCGTGACCGCATGAAGAGCATGGGTATTCTCAACATCAACGACTTTTTCGCAACATTCGCAAACTTCGAAATCGAGCTCGATCGCAAGCTCGACGGTACTTGGATTGACCGTGAGAAAATGAAGAGCTTTGCCAACCTTCCGACACTCCAAGGGCTTCTCCGCGAGTTTATTGACTACCAAGAAGACGAAACACTTGTCCGACCAGAGCGCCGTGTTCTCACTCCACACCTTCAAATGAGCGCGGAGCAGACAGCGAACCTTGCCAAGATTCAGAACCTCCTCATGGGCAAAAAAGAAGAAACAATGATTGACGAAAGCGACGGCGCTGAAATGTTCAGTACAGACGAGGGCGGTAAAGCCGAAGACGGTGCGTTTCTCAAGGCATCAAGCTACTCTATCGCAAACTCAGTATCGCCATACTTCATCAAGGAATACACCAAAAAAGCCCCAACAGCCGAACAGCTTGTCGAAAACTCGCCAAAGATTAAATATGCCGTCGAAGTCCTCAAGACAGTCAAGGACAACCCGAAAACTCGCGACTACGGTACATTTATCTACTTCGGCAAAATGGGCGTCGAATACCACCCAATGATTAAGGAGTACCTCGTTGAAAAGCTCGGCTATAAGAGCGAACAGGTTGCCGTGCTTTCAGGTAACGTCACCGATGAAGAGAAGGAGGACATCAAGGAAAAATTCAATAATGGTGTAGTAAAAGTCCTCCTCGGCGGCGACCAGACAAAGGAAGGTATCGACCTCCAGCAAAACGGCTTTATCACGCTCAACCTTGCACTCGGCTGGAATCCGACTCAGATAGCACAGGTGGAAGGACGCGTATGGCGACAGGGCAACAAACGCTCTATCGCGCCTTTGATATACCCGCTTGTTGAAAACTCCGGAGACGCCATGATTTACTCGAAATTCGAGGAAAAGGGCGGACGCATCAATGACCTATTTTCATACAAAGGCAAAATGTTCGACGTCGGCGAAATTGACCCAGCCGAGAAAAAGCTCGCGCTTCTCACCGACCCGAAGGACAAGGCAAATATGCAGATCGAAATAGACAAAGCCACCCTCTACAACGAGCGTGTCATGCTCGACAATGACATCAAAGAGCTTGAAAAAATCCGCGCTGACAAAAACCAGACCGAGGAAGATATTACCTACTATGCGGGCATACTCGAAACTGGCGAACGCTACGGACGAAGCATTACCAAAACTGAGGTAACAGAATACAAAAAGGAGCTCAAAGCAGCCAAAGACCGTTCAGAGCGCATTGCCAAGAAGCTCGAAACAAAGAACATTACCGATATTGCCGCTTCAATCGGCGTGCTTGAAGGTCAAATGCTCGACATCGACAACAAAATCAAGGCCGTTCAGGAAACCTACGAAGTGAAGCTCAAACACTTTACAGAGCTTTACAAGGAGGAAATCAAAAACAGAAAGAGCTACGCCGACCACATGAAGGAAATCAGCGCCATTGTTGGTGAGCTCAAAGAGCGTACCCCTGAAGAAATTGCCGGTATTCGCGCGATCAAGATTGCCAGCCTCGAAAATAAGCGCCGCATGGCAACTCCTGAATTCTCAAGAATCGCTGACGTCGAATTTGCAGAAAAGCTATCGCTCAAAACACTTGACCGTCTCGGCAACCGAGAAACGGTGTCTAAGCAATTTATATCTGACCTCACGAACATGGGCGACATTAAGCAAGTCGAACGTGACGTTATTCGCGACGCCCTCGAGGGTGAAGGCAATACTGTCGACGTCGATGCTTTCCGCAAAAAGGTAAATGACCAACTACTCCCATTGACTACAAACGGTGATATTGCTTCAGGCGAAGTTTTGCAGAGATATGAATACGTTGTCTTGCCAGATGAACTTCGTGGAAATGTCTCAGATTACACAGAAAGAGTATACGAAAGCCCTGTTGCAACCTCGGCAGGTGACATTCATTTTGGCAGTAGCCCAATGGGAGATGAAGGGGGCATACAAAACTACTTTGGGCATACTCGTATTGAGGACATGGCAGATTACGAAACTCGCCGCGTGATCGAAGTACAGAGCGACCTTTACCAGAAAGGCAGACTTGAACGCGAGTCTATGGCTGGCGAATTCATTCAGCGCCGTATTCAGCAACTCGAGGACGAGGGAATGTACCCGAATCAAGCTCGTAATCAGGTAGATGCAGAAATACAGCAAGGTTTTCTCAAAAATAGAGAAACTGAAATTAAAAAGCTCAAGCAATACAACGACCCAACCGCCCACTTCCGCATGGTGCGTGAAGAAGTGCGCCTTGCTGCGCTTGACGACAAAACAAAGCTCCAATTCCC